TTTATTGGCATGTGTAAACCAGCCGTTAGGGACGCCCGTACTGCGTTCAGGATCGTCCGTGGCGCGGTTTGATGAGCCGGGAGGGGGGAGCATCCCGACAAACTGCGCCCCTACCTTGGCGACATCTTGCGGCCAAAGGTCAAGCTCCAGCTGATCACGGTTGCGAGCGAGGAACACGGCTTTCTCGGCATCCTGGAGCGGAATGCCCAGCCCTGCGATCCATTCGCTTTTGGCGCATCGGACGTGCTCGCGGCCCATGAGGAGCATCTGACCGCAGTCCGCCATTGATAAGACCGCCTCTCGTGCGGATGCCTTTGCGTCGACTGCGTGGCGGAGTGCCAGGGCGTATTGTTCGCGCGCCCGAGACTCAATGGCCTCAAGCGTGAGTGTGTTGTTTACGATTTCCATTTGTTATTTTGTAGGTTGATTTTGCCTCTTCGCTTTTGAGTGCCGATGAGGGAGGCAGGCCCGTCTCGGTCAGAAAGTCGCACGCGATCTTGCTGATCGCCTGTTTTGTGCATCCTAGGTATCGCGCGGCCTCCAACATAGACATCCCCGCGGTGAGCGGATGCCCGAGAGCGTATGCGATTCCCCAGAGGGTTTTTGATTTGCCGTAACCATGCTCAGAGAGGAATGTGATAAACGTGTTCAGCGTTCCCATCATGCGCTCGCTGGCTTCGCGGTAGGCCGACATTGACGGCTCGGTCGGGAAGAGGCGCGCTCCTTTGGTTGAGTCTGCATCGCACAGCGAGGCAAAGTCGACCTCATAGCTGGCTTCGTCGTATTCTGCGGGATCACGCGGTTCGTTCATATTTATGTTTTTTCGGAAGGTATGCGTATAGATATTTTTTCGCGAAGGTTTTTTTTATTGGCACTCTTCGAACCTAGCGATGTGCCCGTGCATGATGACTGGCACAGCCTTGTCACGCTCGCCGTTTCGGTTCTTGTCGACCCGCAGAATTTTACCATCTTCGCCATTTGCGAGAATCCAGACGTGATCCGAGTGGTGGCTGATCGCGCGGGATTCGCGCAAGCGGCCTTCGTCGTTTAGCTGGCTGGCTGTGCCGACGCAGATATTGAGCTGAAGAGCGAGCGCCTTCAATCGGCGTGTGATTTCGCTCACGTGCTGTTCACGCGTCTCGTTTTTTCCGAGTGCTCGAAGGTGTACGAGTTGGATGTAATCGACGATTAAAACGTCGAGTTGGCCCTTGCCGTGTGCTTCGCGTGCAGCCGATTCAATAGCCTCCCAGTCTGTGTGTTCGGATTCAATGCGGAGGTTCATTTTGTTGAAATGAGCGATTCCCTGATGCATACGCCTCATATCCTCGGATAGCAAGCCTTGCGCTGCCGTCTTGATCCGGTGTCCGGTGAAGTTTGAGAGCATGCGCCCGAATACCTGCTTTGCTGGCATTTCCAGGCTAAATACGAGCACGTGCTTGAGCTTTTCCGCCGCGTCGAGTGCGACCTGTTGCAGGATGATCGATTTTCCGCCAGAGGTCTCGGCCGCTACGACGAATAGCTCGCCGCGTTTTGGACCTCCGCCGGTTATGCCGTCCAGCGACGCAAGTCGGGTTGAGAACGCTTCGACCGGCTCCGTGCTCTCGATTTCAGCGATGAACTCCTGCATGGTTTCCTTCAGGGTCTTTCTCGGGCGGTCCACCATCGCCGAAATTTCAGCCAATTCCCCCGATAGTGCGGCAATGTCGCCCTCCATCGTCCGAAACTCAATAGCGGCCTTTGTAGCGCAATCCTGAGCCTTCCTGTATCGTGCTGCCGTCAGAAGTTGGTCGCGATACCAGAGCGCGGTTTGCGGATCGCCGGTAGGGTACGCGGTGAGCACGTCCACGATGCCCTCGGATCCTCCGGCGCTCGCCAGCGTCCCGCAGGTCTCCATATGGGCAATGATGCTGAGAGCGTTCGACGGCGCTCCCGATTCGTGGCACGCCTTGGCGCTTGCCAAAATAAGTTTGTTAGCTGGGCTAAAAAACAGGTCGTCTGGCCATGTTGCGAGATCGAGGGTCGAGAGATGCTGAACAATGCACGAGAGAGCGACACGCTCCGCTGTGTCGTTTCTTGGGATGGCTGGAGGCATCTGGATAATCTCAGCTTTTTGTGAAGTGTAGGTTGGCATGAGATTTTATAGACAACGTTGCGGTTCCCGATTGGGAGTCGAAGACTCCCTATTACTCTTCTCTTCTCTGGTAACGTTTTTGTAACGCTGCGAGCGTTTCATTTCCGTTACATCATCGTTACAGCGATGTTTGTTGACTCGGCGCGCTCCAAGTGCCCTCTCTTTAGCGGTTTGACTTGAATGACGGTCGAAGTTTACAAAGGTGATTTTTGCATCTTTCACGCGCAACCACCCCGCTTCCACCATGCTTTCTGCGAAGCCTTCGTGATCCGCCAAAGCGTTCAAATGTGCAAGTGCTGCAATATGTGTAACGCCGTCAGCGTTACAATTTCGGCTCGCCCAACCCCATATTTTGAGCAGCTTTCCCACAACTAAATCAGGATCCATTTTTGTTAATGTCGCGATCTGCAAGACCTCCGGCTTCTCCGGCAAGTGCAGTTCGACTTTGATCCATTCTCCAGCCATGTTATTTCATCGCCTCCAGCCGGATTCGATCATGCGGTAGTCCAATGCCTGACGCCCGCCCGAGAGCCTCGCACAGATGGCGGTAAAATTCTGAGTTCAGGAATTGAATTGCGCTTCGTTGGTGGCTTTCGCGTCCGTTAATGTTGTCTTGGCTCAGATACTCTCGGTCGTTTTTCGCGTCGATAACGGCTTGGCGGATCATTCCGCAGAGCACGTTTCGGGTGAACATCATTTCATTGTCTAGTTTTTCGTCAGCAGTCATTTTTTTGATTTTTGTGTATGGTGTTTTTGTATGTAGTTTTTGATTTTTTCAAGGTCACACTCGGCCTTGTCGCGCTCTTCTAGCGCGTAGGTGTGTTGGTAGGGTGGCATCTTCTCGCCTCGCTCCAAGCGCGGACCGACTGGGCATCCGTTCGCGCAGATTGAGAGCCTGAGAGTGATTTCAGGTGTCATTTTTCTTTGGTGTGTCACTCATTTCGCGCCCTCCTTTGCAAACCATTTTTCGAACGCAGCCCATACCGATTTGTTTGGGTTTTGGCACTTGCGGTCTGATCCGTCTTTTTTGAGCCAAGTTGGGCCAAGATGTCGGTCAAAATCGAATCGCCACACGCGACCGTTGACGGTGATCTCATTGTCAGGCGCATCGCAGACGGTGATGATTGTGGTTGGCGAAACTCGGATTGATCTCATTTCGCGCCCTCCTTCCAAGTAAATACCGATTCCGTGTCGTATGGTGTTTTAAGTTTCATTTCTGCGTATACTCGTTTAATTGCTTCTTTTTTAAGTGGATCAACTGTAAAAATTAAAATTAAAAGCCCCGTGACAATAAATCCTGTAAATAACCCGGCCAAAAATGCTTCTGCTAATTGATTCATTTCGCGCCCTCCTTGAGTTGGTCGAGTTTTGTCGCGTGTAGCACATCAACCGCCGTTTGGATAATGTGCCACAGAGCATCTGACATACTCGTTTCGTTCTCATCGCGGTTCCAATATTCAACAATGTGTTCCAATGCCTCCCGCGCCTCGTCGCGCTCGCGCAAGATGCGTTCATAATGATTTATTGTCATCGTAGCAATGTTTTCCGATTCTGAAATTATACTCATAAAAAAATGCGCGTATCGCGTCGCGCCCCGGTCTCTGCGGTTAGGTTAGAACGGGATGTCGTCTTCGGCTTCTGGTTTACTTGGCTTGACTCCGGCCTTGGCGGGTTCATTCGCTTTAATCCATTTCTCGATTGTATTAAATCGCATGTCTGGATTTGTGCTTCCAGGCTCCTCGCCCAGTATAACCCATGCGGACATCCCGACGAAGTCCTCGGCCTCAATGCTAACGTCTTCGCCTGGGACTACTGCCTGCCCGAGTGCTTGGCGCACTTGGTCGATCTTCCACGCCGCCTTGACCGTGAAGGTCAGGTGTTCTGCGATCTCCGGCCCGTCTGTTCCGTCTGCTAGTTTGACGCGGCAGGTCAGCTTAATCATGGGGTTTCCAGCTTGGCTGTTTTTCTCAATCCCCTTTGTGATTTCAACTTGGTATTTGCCCGGCTCAACGAAGTAGGTCTCGCGCGGTTCTGATTGTGTATATGTTGGCATATTTATTTTGTGTTGATGTTGGTTTTGTGTGTTTTGGGAGTAATTGCTTAGCCTTTACTTGGCCTTTACTTGGCCTTTACTTGTCGGAGTGTAGTGATCGGAGCGCCTGCTTTAATTGCTGATTCGTCAACCTCCACGCCACCGGCTGCGCAAAACTCGCGGAATTTTGGTCCAGTCATTTTGCCGCCGAGAGCATGGATGAGTGTTTCCTTGGAGACTCCTTCGGACGCCTTGGCGATGGCGTCAGCTTCGACGTATTCGCGGCCTGCGCTTGTCGAGACCTTCCAGCCGGGGATTTCCTCGCCGGCGGTTAGGCGTTCTTTAAGCGCGTCCACAAGCGGCTCGGCAATCTCCTTTTCGAAGAATTTGAACCGCTTTGCAAACTCCGAGAGCTTCAGCGGGTCGGCAAGGATGCGGTCTTTAATGATGGTGAGCGTGTCCTTGTTTGTTGCGTCCACGTCTGCTAGAGCGGCTTTGCTTTGTAGGACTAGGGCACTGCACTTGTCTTTGTTCGCACACCAGTTGCAATACTCGCAAGGCGTAGGGCGAGCGAATGGCGACGTTGCTGCTGAGATCCACCGCTGCGTTGTGGCCTCGGCCTCCTCGCGGGTGAAGTCGTAGCTGCGCACGAGCTGCTGATCGACATAGACCACATGGCCCGTCCACGACTCGGCAAAGTTGTCCTCCATGCAGGCGAGCGCATAGGCCGCCAGCTGCTCGCGGTAGTTACGCACTTGGCCCGTTTTAATGTCTGCCACCCAGCGAGCACGCTTGCAGATTGCATCCGCCGTGCCGATCTTGGAAAGCCCTGGGACTGCCATCGCAAGGTACTCCTCGCGGGTTTCGACGCGTTCGCCGCCGCTTAGTTGGCGCAAGGTCTTAATCCCCCACCGTGCGGCGGCTTGATCTTCCGCTGGAAGTTGCTCGGTCGGTTCGATGTCTCCATTCATCGCCATGCGGATAGCAAAGTCGATTGCCGTCCCGCGCTCGGCAGCCGCCGACGCACCGGATGCGCCGACGAATACCGCACACTCTGCAAGCTTGGGAGCCATGCTAGGAGTTAGTTCTTTCACGCTCCCTCCTTCGCTTCGAGAGCCTTTGCAATTAATGCCTCCGGCCTGGCGACAATGTTCGCGCGGAGTTTATCTGAGACATCGCGCCAAGTTTGTCCTGGCTGGATTGATTTGTTGGCGACAAGGAAGGCGTTCACCGCATCCTCGTTTTCCGCCAACATCTCAAATGCTCGCACATGCTCGGCGCCGACTACAACCACCGCCGGTTCGGATTTTGCTTTTGGCTTTTCCGCAGCGAATAAATGCGCGACCGAACCCCACTCCATCGGGAGTTCTTCGGATAGGCCGCTGCGGGTCTTGGCGTCGTATGCTGCGCTGTGCGTTGTCAGGATGATGCGTTGCTTGCCGCCTGTGCCTTTCGCTTTGCCGTTTTCGCTTTCCACTACCTTTGTTTTGAACCTGAAGAACCAAAGTTCGTCTGCCCATTCCTTAACGAGCGGTGAGCTTTTTTTCTCAAGTTTTAATTCATACCTGTCGTAAGCCGTCATCAAATCCGGCGGCTCGACTTTCTTAATTTGAGAATGAGCAATTACGACAACATTCTTTCCAACAGATATTATCTTGTCTAATGATGTAAGGACTCTGCTTAAACGCTCTGCAAGCATTGCGTAGCCTTTGCCATAAGGAATTTCCTCTAAACTTTTCTTCCTTTCTTGCTCGCAAATACATTCACGGCAAATTGTTTCAACTCGATCAATCGAATCAATAATGATCGTTTGATGCTCTGTTTGCTGAGCTGCTAAAATTCCTTTTTCAAACTCATTCCAAAGCGCAACCTTCTGGTCAGGATTTGTTTCGAGTTCCCATCTCTCCACATCAATTCTGTGGCTTCCGTTTTCTATATCTATCAACAATGGAGCAGGGAATTGCGCGGCGAACGTTGTCTTGCCGACCGATTCCACTCCGTAAATGACCACGCGCTGTGGCCTTGTCTGTTTGCCTTTTGTGATTTTCATATGCTGTTAAGTTTTTTTATTTCGTCGAATAATGCGCCGAACTCCAAAAGTTCAGCAAGTTTTGAGTATTTTGTGCGAAATGCAATTAACTCACTTTTTGCATTTGCGATGACCTGTCGTGTAGCCTCCGCATTGTCCAAAATGTCATTGAAGAGGATAAAACTTCCGCGCTTTCCGCTGTCGATTGTTCCATCTGGCTCTAGGTGTTTGATCGGCCAAAAAGCCCGAACTGTAAGCGTTCTATTTTCGGGGGTGATGACTTCAACCTTTATCCTCCGAATAAGATCGTAGGCTTGTGCTTCACGCCATTTTAATGCGGCTTCGGTGTCATCCCACTCAAAGTATTTGTGTAAACAACTGAGCGGGTTTGCTGCTTCTGTCAGGAGCGTGCGCGGATTCAGTCCTGCCGGACGATTCGCGATTGCCTCCAACTGTTTTTTAATCTCATCGTTTTTCGATTCGATCTCGTTTTCTTCTTTTATCAGTTTCATTTTTTTAGTTGGTTTTTTGCGATCCACTTATACCCCGCTCAATCGCTGCGGTTTGTGCTTTGC